GCTCGCTCACTGCAGGGAATGGCGTAAGCAATCTGTATCCATGTCTTGCGGTCGATGTATCGGAGCATCAGCACCCGACGCTCATCAGGATCCTCGAGGCGGTCAACCATCAGCATGATGTCGGCATGGACTCCAACCAACTCTTTCTCTTTGTCGAGTAGCATGTTGACGTATATCTCGACACGGGCATAGTAGTCGGACAGGTCACTGTTGCCGTGTGCCTTGGGCATGTCGTTGTACTGGATCGCACGAGGCGACATGTATGAGGCCCGGGTCTCTTTGATACGGTTCTCGAGCTCGTCAATCTCTTTGCTGATTTTGAATGTTCGTCTGAGAAATTCCTTTGCAGTCATTATCATTTATTACTCCCACACAAAACGTGTTCTCACTCTTGCGACATCTGTCAGGGCACTGCGGTCTGAGCGGGCAGTGCAGGCAACAGGGTGCAATGGATTTAAAACCCGTACAGTCATTAATCAAGCATCTCGTCATCACTTATCCCCCACATAAGTCCTGCAACCAGAAAGCCGAAGTTTGTTCCGATAAATATTCCGGCTATCAATCCGATCAGTGTGTCCATTATGTTTCATTCCCTTCTGCTTCAACAATCCTTGTCTGGCTCGGATAAATGTTAAACGTGCAGTTACGGCAATTCTTAATGGTTACCTGTGCAGGGAATCCGTCGTAAGCATCGGCAAGCATCTCGACCTGTTCCTGTGCTTCTTCCATGCCTTCTGTTTCTACCTTGATCTTTAAATTTGTGTCGCTCATTCCGTCACCTCATTATTCGTGTGAATATTTTGAATATTTACTTCGCAGTTTGTCGAAACCCATGTTGAAGCTATCGAATGAATTTCATTCACTTTTGGGCAGTCTGTCATCGTCAATCGACAGATTCCGCATGGTAGCCTCAGATAACAATATGACATATCATAAATCTCATTCATTCCGTCACCCCCTTGAATGGTTCGGGCAATTCTGTCTTTCCCCACTTCTCATTGAGTTTATCGGCAATCCTGTAATACTCTCTATCGGTCAGCACGTTATCCATCCACATCTTGAGCAAGGCATTTGAGCAGTCATAATATCCAATTTCGTGCGGTTCGGGAGTGATAGTCGGAGCATCATCTACCTCATTGAGTACATCTTCCGTCTCACAAGCACGACACGGTACTCCACCGACTTCGTACAAATACCGCATCTTGCCGTTCTTGATCCCTTTTCTGCGGACACACTCTTTGCAGTTCTGCTCTCTGATTTTGTTTATAAAAGCATCAGCATCAATCAATCTCATGTTGTCACCTCTCTCACTTCAAACTTCCATTTCTTCGCATCTTCTCCAATTTTCTGAAAAAGCCTTGCTTCTGCAAGCATCGGAGTATCTTCACAAATTCCAAATTGAAATTCTTTTTTCTGCCGATTGTAGATTCCGTACTTGCTATGTCCGTTACCCATGTAGTAAGTGGATGGTTTCATGAGGTCACCCCCTTATAAGGTTCTGGCAGTGGCATCCATGCAATGACATCCTGCCTTGCGAACCATGCATCTTTCCCAAACCATGCTGTTTTAGAATATCTTCGTTCATGGTCGTTTTTAACCGATACCAAATAACAACCGCTCACTTCTGGCAGTCTCTCCGTCACTGGAATCCAGTGCGGTTCGACTTCAAGTGCCTTGATTGCCATTTCTCCGGCTTGCCAATACTCATCAATCACTGGTCGATGATGTTCTGACCACTTCCCTCTACCGAAGCACATTCTATCGTCAATCAATTTGATTGCTTCTTCATTGGTCATGTTGCCTCCTCTTTTCTCTCTGCATAAGCGCAGTAGAAATCGTTTCTGTGTGTGCCGTCTATCATAGGACAGTAGTGGTAATTCGGGGAATAATCGTTTTGCCATGTCGTATCCCAGTGCTTGCAATCCTTGCGCCTGATGATTTCTGGCTGTGCGGGCGGCAACTCTTTTATCTTGTCTCTTACTGCTATCAGCGCGCCTTCTCCAAGCTGTCCACGCCAAAGGTCAATTGCATTTGCACAAATATCAATCGCCTCCTGTCTGCTGATTAAGTCACTCATTCTTCCCGCCTTTCTGGATAATCGTCATCCGTAACGTTCCTTTTCTCCCACAAATGGCAGTACCCATCTTTCGGCAATGCATAATGTTCTTCTATTGGGCATCTTGTTCTCCCATCTGCATACCATCCGCCGTTATTTGCTGTCCTGCCACAATTAACACAAGTGCGTTCTGGCTCTGCGGATGGCAACTGTTTGATTTCTTCTGCAATCGTTTTTGCTAACCCGCTCCACTCTCCGCACTCAAATTCAACGATATCAATCGCCGCCTGTCTGCTGATTAAGTCGCTCATTTCTCACCCTCACTTTCTGCCTGCTGTGTGTCTGCTGGCGCTTTGGGCAATTCTCGTTCTTTCTGTAATTCAGGATGTCCTAATGCTCGTTTCAAGTCATTTCCGCTTGCGTAATCGTGCAAATCGTCAAGGTTTTGATTTCTTTCTTCATCCATTAATTTCATTTCGTAATCGTAATCCTTGTATAAAATACTCATAAGCGTTCTTGTGTCGCCGTTTGTTCCGTTTAATGCATCTGGCCCATTATAAGGTTTTCTGCTTAACGTTCTCGTCATTGCCAGACTCCATAATGTAATTTCTGGCTGTATGGCATTAAGAAAATATGCCAACTGGTCGTCTGACATATTTCTAATATGATCTATGTATCTCATCCGACCTCCTTTCCGTCTACTATGTCAAAATAGATCGCATTAAACTTATCGCGCGGCTGAGCGATAACTAATCCGACTCCTGCCCTGTCTACCGCCAGATACTCTCCTGACGGTGTTTGTATGACCTTGTATGGGTACACCCCCAGCATCCTTTTCTTTGCGTCCAGTGTTTTCCCAAGATAATCCTTTACGTTTGCTGTTGTGAGATACATCTTGCCTCCTTCCGGACCGCCGCATCAATCGCCGCCTGTCTGCTTATCAAATCACTCATCGGTTCTCCTTTCCGCCCATGCACAAAAATCAAGTTCGCCAATCGGATTATGACCAAACTTCATACAAATCCTACTGTCGCCGCTTGCAAACTTACAATTCCGGCACCGTATGATTTCGGGCTGTGCGGACGGCAACTGCTCAATCCTCATTACTGCTGTATTATACGGAATACTGCCTTTGTACATCGTTATCGTACTGAGTGCACATATCGCCTGCTGTCTGCTTATCAGGTCACTCATCCTCAATTCCCTCCATAAGCTTTTCCATTGGGATTTCCAGCACCTTACTGACCCGATACAGCCCGTAGGCCGTAATCTGCCGGCGCCCGTTAACCCACTTGCTCATCGTCACCCAGCCCACGTCTATCTCATCGGCGAGCGTGTGCAAGGTCATGTTCTTCATTCGGCAGTACAGCTTTATGTTACTTCCCACTGCATAGATATTCATTCCGCCCTGACCTCCTCGAACACATTGATGCCTGTCTCCGCAATGCAGGCGTTCTTGATCCTGTCGGGCTTGAATTTGAATTCCGCCTCAATGTCCTGTATTTGCTGATAGAGGCGGACACATCGGTCATAGCCAAATCCATGTTTTCTGTGCATCGCTATCAGTATGCTCCCAATGATTTGGGGAGCAATCCACTTGACCTGATTCTGTCGCATAACCACTGCCTGCTCATAGGACAGCTGATGCGGTCTCAGGTCATCATTCAGATACAGCAGGTCTCTCCATGTCTTCCCGGAGCCATTCTGCAATTCGATGCCTGTCTCTTCCTCACACATCTGAATCATGCTGACGGTCGTGTCTTCAGCGCATTCGTTCCATGCTTCCTTCGCCACACGGATAATGCGGACGATTGCAAGCTTTTTCATTCCCCAGTGACGGTAGAGTGCAATCGAGGCAGCCCCAAATAACAGTGTGCACTGCTTACGGCTCTCTGCGTGGAAGCTCTCCACAGCCCTCATATAGGCGTTCTTGCGTGCCATTTGTGTTCTCCTCTCTTACATACCATACCCGCCCGCAGAACGGGCAGATACGGTAATTGCTGTCTATCAGTGACCCACAATGCAGGCATATCTCATCAGGATCAACTGGTTCGGCTTGATTCGTCATGCTCGACCTCCTCGATATCTTCTGCGATAAACTGCAACAGGAACGCGATATTGCAAGCGCAGTGCTCTAGGTGGAGCAAACCGCTTTCCTCATCCTTTGCTGTGTAGTCGTTCCACGCCGCCCGCATATGCCTCAGACATGCCTCCCAATAGCGCTGTGGCTCGACCTGACGCCAGTTGTTAGGGTCGTGGTACTTTTTATTGCCGTAAGCCCGAACACGCTCTATACTGTCCAAAATCGCGGGCGGTACGAGGGTGTATGTGGGTTTGCCGTTGTCGGATTTTGCTGTCTGGTCATTCATCGTCATAATCATCCACCTCCACTTTCACATACATCGACATGCCTTCACGGTGCTTCAGTCCCTTGTATACCGCCGTGCGGTCAACGCCCAACATATCGGCAAGTTCTGCCTTGCTGTCGGCGATTGCAACGGGGAGCTCGTAGCGGTCTTTGGTTACCTTAAGATACAATGTCACCGTTACTACCTCCTGCTGCTCGCTTTACTATTGCTCTTATCTTTTCCATACTTCCATCTGTCCTCCAAAATATCTGCCTGTCTCTGTGCCCATTTTTCGCACCCGTATCCGCTCTCTATGCTCACCTGGTTGAGGGTGTCGTAGATTAGATATATTGGACCGCGTTTTGTGGGCGAGGCAATCACTATGTATCTGCGTGTCATACCTTATACCCATATTTCCGCAACACTGCCCGCTTCTCGGAATATATGTCCTTACACTGCCGGGCCTGCTCTGTAATGGGCTCGCCGTTGCGGATCCTCGACAGCACTGTTGTCCTGCTGAGACCTGAACGTCTGACCACTTCAGAGAGCGGGAGCAGTTCGTTGCGGTAGAGGTAGCGCTTGACTGATTTTGACATCTTGTTTTTCTCCAGTTTTTCTACGTATATAAAAACTACCATTGATACCATTGGTACCATTGATAAATCAATGGTCTATCAATGGTAGTACCAATGGTAACTACTAACCAATAGTAAGTAGTTTTTTATAGGAAGGGTATCTCATTAAGCCCTTGTTTATCAGCTTTTTCAAAATCTATCAATGGTGACTCCTCATTTTTATCAATGGTATCAATGGTGGATTTATGTATCTTATAGATTTTCGGTCCGGTACCATTGGGGAGAATCTCAACCACGATTTGGTCTTGTTTGAGAAATCTGCCTTGATGCCGATGCAAAAAGCCCCCAACATATTTGTTGTCTTCTGTGATCGCAACTTCATAACCGATCGCATCGTTGACCAGTGCTCCGCATCTTCCTTTCCACATAACATTGTTCTCTGTAATCACCTGGACTGCTTTCCGAATATCTGAATTCTCATATTCTTCCTGCAATCGCCTCTGCGCTCTTTCCTCACTGTCTCCACCTTCGACTACAGACCACTCAGCATTGTCGAGCGATACATTCAGCTCCGGAAGCCCATCAATGGTCTTACCCTTAACAGCAATATGTATCGGTTCGTCTTTGCGCCTGCGGTACATCACGATCATCTGAGTGACAGCTCCCTGCAGACCTGTGCTTCCCAGTATGTTGGAAAAAGGGTCATCGGGATCGACCGTCTTACGATCGTGCATGACGAGTATAATTGACAGGTGATGTTTTTGCGCCAGTTCGTTGAGCGGAGTGATGTCTCTGTAGGCGTGCTCGTATTCCGTCTCTTTATTGGTTTTGGAAGCTGAGCGGATAATCTGAAAGACATCTATCACCACAAGGCCTATGTCAGGATCCTGTCGCAGGTAGTCTTCTATCTGTTCAACAAAACCGTTCTCTATTGAGTCTGTTTCTGTTTCAAGATAGAATTTGCTTGGAGGCTTTGCCCCTTTCAGCATCTTCCGGAGACGCTTTTGCTGTAGCTGCTCACTGGTCTCAAGGTCGAGATATAAGGTCGAGCATTGCCTTGTCTTGTAACCTAGAAAGTCGTCACCATTTGCCAATGCGATGCACATTGCAAGTGCAAGCCATGATTTACCGACTTTAGGCTTTGCAGACAAGATGCAGGTGCCCTCAACCAACAACGGAAGTTCATCGTCCACGCCGACAAACACACGAGGCTCGGGCAGGTCCTTTTCCATCAGAGCATCAGCTCTTTTAAGCTTCCTTTTTGCCTTTTTCTTTTTCGGCTTCGGCTGGTCCTGCTTGATAGCTGCCTTGACAGCGTTTTCCTCGTCCTGCCTCTGCTTGTGGAGCTTGTATCCCTCATCAATGTGTGCGCCGTCATCTTCATGGTCGTAGGCATCAGGCTCAAACTTCAAACGCACATCCTGCCACTTATACCGCTGACAGCTGTTGTGGTGGCACTTGAATGCGATTGCCCCGTCACGGTACAGGAATATCTTTGCATCACCATTTGTGTGACTGTGATCAAACGGGCAGGCGTCAAGCTTGAATATCTTTGCCCTGTCGTTTGAATCCTCTGTGTATGTCATGCCGTTGCGGTGCATGAAGTCAAGCAGGTCAAAATTCTGTGCCTGCGTGTTAACACCACGCCGACCATTGATATGAACAGGCTCGTCGGGAAGCTCGTCCGCCAGTGCCTGCAATGTTTCTTGTGCCGTGATCGTGATCACGTCGGGCACTGACAAGATTTTACTCATCCTGTGCGGGCGCTCTTTGGTCGATGTCCCCTTCTGGGCAAGAGTTCCGTGAAGCTTGCAGATTCTGCTCGGGTTGCTGTTGGTCGTGTCAATCTTAACTTTGTCATTATCGAATAATGAGGAAAGATTCTTCAGACATTTCTCAATCAGTGCCCTGCCTGCCGTGTCGTTCAGAATGTCGATACGGTAAAGCAGATGATACCCGTTTCCGCTCATTGCCATCACTGGCTCCGGGAACCCTAACCCTTGCAGATACTCATAGACCTTATCTCTCAGTTCTTCAGCACATTGCAACTGCTCATTGCTCGATGATATTCCAGTAGGACGAACAGGATCCAGGTCGACGAATAACCACCGATAAGCTATGATGTCGTTGTCGTTGGTCGTCACGGCAGGATTCATCTCAAAGCAATTGGACTGGGAGCGGGAGAAGCATTCCTCCCGCACCTCGCCCAATGTGATATAAATGTTCCGCTTTCTGAGGTCTATCGTGTCGAATTTCTGAAAAAGAGTTTCGGCGTCTTGAAAGTACCCGCTGAGGATTTCCTTGCGCCGGGCCGTGCCGATCACACGAACCTCGAACACCTTACCGGGCGCCTGCAATAGGTCTATCGCCCGTCTTGTCTCCTCATAATCGATGTAATCTTTCCATCGCATTTATCACTCCTCTCAGAACGGGATCTCCTCTTCCATGCCGTCGGGAATGCTGAGGAAACCGTCAACGCTTTCCTTTTTGGCTTCGTTCTGCTGTACAGCAGGCACCACTCCATTGAGATATTTCGGAGCAGGAATCGGCTGAGTTGCTACTCTGTCGGTGTTGCAGAACCATCTCGGATTGCGTCTCATTCTGATCTTGCCGTCGTATTCGCTCTCTTCTTCGCCGAATACCACGCCGATGAGCTTGTTCCTGAACTGCTGCGCCCATGCGTTCCCGCCCCATGCGATGGTATAGTTGTTGGACTTCTCGACGCAGGTGCAGAATGTCTTGAACTGCTTACTCGTCTTGTTGGGGTTGTTATAGTCGTTGACCATGATGTACTTTGTCCCGGCAAAAGGCCATTTCTTGTCGTCTCGATCATCGTTGTTAAACTGGCGGGCAAAATAGCCTTCCTGCTTGTCAGGATTCACGAAGTCATAGAGCACGACGATCATGTCCTTTCCGGTGCTCGACTGGCGCTCTGATACCTGCTTAATGATTGCGTAATGTCCGCCCAGTTCTACGGGCGTAAATTCTCCGCTTGCCTGTGCCTCATCATACCCACTGGGTTTCTGCATAACTTAGTCCTCCTTGTATTCTTCAATCTCTCTGACCTTTTCCATCAGAGTGATTATGTTTTTGTTTTCTTCGTAGTGTCTGTGGAAGCTTTCGGGCGTGTGATCAAAAGGCCCGCCCTTCTTTCCTGCTTCCTGTCGCAGAGGGTTCTTCCCTCTGACCTTTGGCCCGTAATATTCCTCAAGGAATTCCTCGACCGTTAATCCCCTGACTTCCGCATCGAAAAACAGTTCATAGCGTTTGTTTCTGACAAACAACTGGATGTCGTTCGGGTCAATGATTGGAGGTTTGACGATTTGGAAATCGCGGAAGTATTCATCAAGTAACTGCCTGCACACATCACGGTTGCAGAGGTTTGGCGATTCAGGATCCCTGTTAATCAGCCTGTCACGTTTCCAATAGTGAGCGCAAAGCCTTGCAGTGTGATTCAGGTCGTATACATCCCAATGACCATCTTCTTTTCCTTTCCAAAAATAGGTCTTGCTCCAACTTTGGTGGAATTCTTTGTGGCACTGAGTGCAGAGCGTGATCACATCCCTCATGCGTTCATGACCCAATCGCTGATAATGCAGGTGATGTGTCTGATATGTCTTGTCGTGTAAGTCCTTGTGGCATATTACGCATTGCCCGCCGTCAAAATCAAAACGTGCTTTTCGCACTGTCTGCCATCTCGGATGCTTCTGAATATATTCGTTATAATCAATCAGCGTTCCGTCGGGCAGATAAGCAATTCCCATTTACGCATCACCTCCCAATCCGTAATACTCTCTGATCGCCATATCAACCGCCTTGAGGTCATTGGGAATTTCAAGTTCAAACATCCCTTCCGGAGACTTTGCCGTGCTCATGCCGTTGGCCTGAGTAAAAAACTTATGGTCCTGACAATACAGAACGATGTCGAAGCAGCCCTCGACTGTGAGCTTCTCGTCGAGCATCTTGCCGATCGTCTTGACCTTTTCTCTGCCGTCCGAGTCAAGCTCAGAGTGATGCAGGAAATAGACGATCTTTTCTTCGTCTTCCAACTCGTTGATATAGTGGATTAGGTCCCGGAAATTCCGCGCCATGTCAGTAAATTTGTCGTAGGTCTTTTCTTTGGACCTGTCGAACAACTCATTGACAAGCAGATACTGGCTGTCGTCGATCACGATCGACTTTGCCTTGCTCTTGCGGATGACCATCTCAATCCATGAATATCTCGCCACGTTCAATTTGGCGTATGTGTTGATGTCTTCGCCGAATTCCTTCGGGATCCTCACCGTCTTCAGATTCGACTTGAACGGCAGTCTGCCCTTCTCGACTGAGATAATGCCGACCTCGTCTGCCGTGAAGTTCTTGAGGCTGTACGTCTTGCCGGAGCCAGACCGCCCAATTACTAATACAGGTATCGCCATCTCATCACCTCCCTTACTTAATTCTCAGGCTCTCTGTCTGCTCCAAATGCGCAAGCCCTTCAAGGTCCTCCCCTGCATTAATGGCGTCTCTGATTGCTTTGCGGTTAATCTCGGGGTCCTTGCGGACGAGGAAACGTTCCGGGATGTTTTCGATATACTGTTCGTCCATAACAACGCTTGCAGGGTTCTTCTGAATGCCGAAAGAAAAGAGGGCGGTCTTGAATTTGGTTTTGCCCGTCGCCTGCATGGCATACTGCAAAGCCGTTTTCATGCGCTTGATATTGTTATCGATGGTCTTTGATTTGTTCTTGAGGCGCTTAGATTCTGCGTCGCACGCAGCCGCATCGGCTTCCAACTGACGCATGACTTTTGCATAGCCATCGGCCTTGACCTCGATTGCGCCCTCAATGCCGTCGAGCGTATTCATGAAAGCCTGCTCGTCAATGTCGGGATCCTCTGCCAGTGCAAGCAGATTCATGTAATCTTCAGTGAGTTCGTAGAGTGTGTTCATGCTTCCACCTCCTCACTGGGAGTGACAAAAGGCAGGTCCTCTTCGAGGGTCTTTGTCTCTTCGAGCAGGTTATCTTCCATGATGCGCTTGAGGTCCGAAACATCCCAGTAAATATCTGATACATGGTTGGAGAGCCCTACACATGTGTTGGCGAGTGAGCGGACGATGGTCCGAGTGACTTCCACATCTTCCATAGACGTGGCTTCGAGAAGTGCTTTGGAGACGCGTCTGAGTTCGAACAACGCGACGGTGTGCCCCTTGATGGTGTTGACGAGTTCCAATGGTGTTTTGGTTGTAGACATGATATAATCCTCCTATAGTTTTTCTTTTTTCAGGCCCCTGTGGAATGCTGCAACATTCCTGTGGGGTCATTTTTCGTCATTACGTGTCAATATGATTGCAGTCACAACAAGGACCGCCATGCTGACCAGGAACACTGGCAAGCCCCCATCGAATATCGTCTCGATGCTTCCGCCTGCCGTGATCCAGCTGATCAGGAACGTAAGCCCCACTATTTTTTGCATTTCTTAACCCCTTTCCTTCTTTGCGGAATATCTATCCCCTCATTCCGCATGATGTTGATGATTCTGCGGACGCTGTCCTGCTTGTATCCAGTGGCAAGCATGATTTCGGCGTCCGTCTTGCCCTCCACAGCCATCTGCCTGACTATCGCCCTGCGTTTTCTTGCGACCTCTTGACGCTTGCGACAGGTCTCTTTTACTCGTTCCTTGACCTCCTCGTCCCCGAAGCCCTTGACGGGACCCAGTGTCTTGATTGGATGCCCAAAAGCGTCAAAATTTGGATCCCTGCGGTCTCTGGTCGGCTTTGGTGCAGGTGGCAACTTCCTTAAAATTTTCATTGATGCGTTTGACATCGTTTGCTATGTCCTCCAATGTCTTGAACTCGGTGCAGATGCCTCGCTGTTCCATGCACTCGGACTTATGCAGGCAGTCGTCACAGGTCATGATGTTACGCTTTCCATGATTTTTTCAAAGCGGGCGTCGACCTCTGAGATAGCCGTTATCGCGTCGGGAAGCGGGGTGCAAGCCGTTGAAAATTGTTCCGCGATAATTTGGTCACGGATGAATTTAATGGCGCCACGAAGGCTTGTAAAATATCCCTTTGCGTCATCGCTCCGCCCCTTCTTTTCTCTCCGCTCGCCGTTGCCCTTGCGGACAACATAGTTGATTGGATTTGTTTCGACTGTGATGTACCAGTCATCAATAACTTTAATCATATTCTACCTCCGTCAACATTCTGTAGACTTTTTGGGCAATAAAATATCATCCTCGCTGACGCCTGTAGCATAGCAGAAAGCGTATACGTGATGCGGTTTCATCTCGGTTCTTCCGCACTCCCATGCGTTCACCGTTGCCCTTGAAACCTTGAGCTTTTCGGCAAGTTCATCCTGCGTAAATCCTGCATTTACCCTTGCCGCACGTAATGTAATTTTTGGCAATGTCTACCTCCTTTCTTATTCCGAAACATCAGCGACAAGATCATTATAGTTTACTCGGCGTAAACATACAAGTCATTTTGTAATTTTTTTGTAGATTGTTGCTATTACTGCCGGCAGCGGGGTCGAACCCGCACCTCGTGATGATAAATAGTTGTGTTGGAGGATGTTGTTGCAAAATTCGTTCCAATTCAAAAGTGGTTAAATATTATCATATATAAATGTACACTGATTATATTATATCATGGATATATCAGTGTACTATGATATAATAACATCATAAGGAACAGGAAATAAGCACTAAATCATAGGAGGTAAACAAGATGTACGAAACAGTTAAGGTAGTTAAAGGATACGAGATCACCCGCATGGTCGGAACACACGGTTTCTACTGGGTAAGGGTTTCAGCTAATAAGGCTTGGAACTTCAGAACCATAAAGGCAGCTGTTGAGTTCATCAACAAGACCTTTTGAATAACACCATACGCGGGGAGGTCGCAAGCCTCCCCACCAAATAAAAGGAGAAAAACGATGAAGTACTTAATAAAGAGAACTGAAATATTTGAGAGTGATGCGATAATCGGATATTTGCAGGAATCCGGCACATTCGGGAATAAGAGCACCGCCAGAGTGTTCACTGACAGGGGAAAGGCTGAGGATTACATCGATACCGAAAGATGCGATCCTATATATGACAAGGCGTTTATGGGCAAGTGCACATTTGAAATTGTAGAGATTGGTGCAGGTTTCGGGCGTTCAAAAGCTTCTGCAAAATATAATGAGTCCAATGTTAAGCAGGTTAAAATGAACCTCAACCGTAAGACTGACGCCGACATCATCGAGCACTTGAATATGTGCGAGAACGTACAAGGCTACCTCAAAAACTTAATACGGAAAGACATGGGAGCTTAACGGCTCCCTTTTTAATGCAATAAAAAAAGAGGCGGAGCCTACACCCCGCCCCTATGAAAAATGTGTGCATGCAGTGACATTCTTCTCCATTATAAAGTCGCAAACAGCGCCCGCCATGTCTTCGGACCGACAACGCCGTCAGGAT